GTAGTGCGCAAGATGATTTGGGTTATACAAGTGCTGGTACTACTATGGACGTGCTAGTGAGAATTAACTCACATCAACACCGTATGGGCGCTACAGGCGTTACAGGTATATAATTAGGAAAGGATAGATTATGGCTATTTCAAGAGCACAACTCCTTAAAGAATTGGTACCTGGTTTACATGCGATTTTTGGAACTGAATATAACAGACACGAAAATGAACATGCGGTGCTATTCGATGAGGAAACATCAAATAGAGCCTTTGAAGAAGAAGTTTTATTTCCAGGTTTTGGAGAAGCTTCTGTTAAATTTGAAGGTCAAGGCGTTAACTATGCAGAAACTGGTGAAGGTTGGATTTCTAGATATCAACACGAAACTGTTGCTATGGCATTCTCAATTACTGAGGAAGCGATGGAAGACAATCTTTATGACAAACTGTCAACTAGATTAACAAAATCATTAGCAAGAGCTATGGCTTCTGCTAAACAAACTAAAGCAGCGAATGTATATAATAATGCATTCTCAAGCTCACAATTAGGTGGAGACGGCGTTGTACTATGTTCAACAGCTCACCCACTTCAAAGTGGTTCTACTGCTTCAAATACTTTTTCATCACAAGCAGAGCTTTCTGAAACTTCTTTAGAAACTGCTCTAATTGCGATTGCTGGATTTACTGACGATAGAGATATCCCAGTAGCGTTGCAAGCTCAAAGTTTGCACATTCCAAGAAACTTAGTATTCGTAGCTGAGAGATTATTAAAATCTCCTGGTAGAGTTGGTACTGCTGATAATGATATTAATGCACTTAACAACATGGGAATGTTGCCAAAAGGCTATTTCATAAATCATAGATTTACTGATACTAATAATTTCTTTATCAAAACAGACTCACCTAACGGTATGAAGATGTTTAACAGAGCTCCTGTTAAAACTTCTATGGAAGGTGACTTTGAAACTGGTAACGTTAGATACAAAGCAAGAGAGAGATACTCTTTTGGTTTCTCTGACTGGCGTGCTATTTTTGGAGCTAATCCAAGCTAATATTAAAAGGGGGCGCCATAAAAAGTGCCCCCTTAACAACCCAGAGACTGCTTAGGCAGACATAATAAAAAAGGAAAAGACAATGGGAACAACTACTTTTAACGGAACAGTCAGATCGGAAACTGGCTTTTCACAAATAACAAAAAATAGCACTACAGGTGTTATTACAGAAAATACAACTATCGATTCAAGTGGTAACACTTCAGTCGCTGGAACATTAGGTGTAACAGGCAGATCAACTCTAACTGGAAATACTATTGCAACAACTGCAGGTACAGGTATTACAACTGGTACAGGTACAGTTTACGCAGCTTCAGTAATTAAAACAGGCGGTATTTTTCATACTAAAATTTTAATTGATTTAACAGGTTTAGCATCATCTGGCTCTGGTGACATTATTGGAAAAGCAGCAACTGCTAATTCTCATATTGGACAAATCACAGCAGCAGTAAATGGAACAGTTCTAGGCGGAAAATTAACTTGCTTAGAAGCTCCAGCAGGTGGAGATCCAGACATCAATTTATGGTATGCGGATGAAGCAACTGGTGCAGAAGATGCAGCAATTACAAGTTTAACAAACCAAGTGCAAATGTGTGACAGTGGTGATTTAGCTTTAAACAGCGTAATCAGTATTCCAACACCGCCAGCAGCAGATAAATATATTTATATGGTAACTGGTGCAGCAACAAACGCAGACTATACAGCTGGAAAAATACTTATTGAATTTTTTGGATATAGTGCATAATAAATAATTTATGATGGGGCTTCGGCCCCATCTAGTAATCTTAATTAAGGAGGGATTATGGCAGACACAGTAACAGGACCAACTATCATGCAAGAAAATGATGTTAGAGTGGTTATCAAATACGTAAATCAATCAGACGGATCAGGTGGAACAACTGTATTTGGAGATGTATCAGCAATGGCAAACAATGCAAATGGTGCTTCTTGTTTACACTTAGTTTTACAAAGAGTATGGTATTCATCACAAGGTGGAGATGGTGGAGATTCTTATGTTCGTATGGATGAAGAAGACAACAACGGTGACATACCCGTTATAGGTTTAACAGGATCAGGCTATTGGGACTTTAGAGAATTTGGTGGATTAAAAACTGACAAATCAGCTAACAGTAATCAGAGTGATGTAAACTTGGTAGTTCCAAGTACAGCAGATGCTGGTAACATGTATACGGTAATAGCAGAATTTAAAAAATTATATTAAGGAGGTAACTTATGGCCAACACAACGTCAGGCACAGTTACTTTTGATAAAACTTTTGCTGTTGATGAGATAATAGAAGAAGCTTACGAAAGGCTTGGTATACAAGCTAGTTCTGGTTATCAATTAAAAACAGCAAGAAGATCTTTAAACATTCTTTTTCAAGAATGGGGTAATAGAGGTATTCACTACTGGGAAGTTGGTGAAGCTAATATTGATTTAATAGAAGGTCAAGCTGAGTATGATTTTTTTAGAGCAACGGGTGATGGCACAAGTGCTGTTACAAATCCTGCTAATACTTATGGTGTGGCAGATGTACTTGAAGCAACTTTAAGATCTAATAGAACTCAAACAACACAAACAGATTCTTCTTTAACAAAAATTTCTAGAGCAACTTATTCTGCACTATCAAGTAAGTTATCTAAAGGAACACCAGCACAATTTTTTGTTCAAAGATTCGTGGATAAAACTACAATAACAGTTTACCCAACAGCAGATTCTTCTAACGCATCTAAAGATTTACATTTTTATTATTTAAAAAGAATACAAGATGTAGATTCTACATATACAGATGCAACCGATCTTCCATACAGATTCGTACCTTGTATGGTTTCAGGATTAGCTTTTTATTTAAGTCAAAAAGTAAATCCGCAGTTAACACAAACAATGAAGTTATTATACGAAGATGAATTAGCAAGAGCACTATCAGAAGATGGTTCTGCTGCTAGTACATACATAACTCCTAAAAACTACTATCCGAATATATAATGGCAACAGGAAAATACGCAAAAGCAATATCAGATAGATCAGGATTTGAATTTCCCTATAATGAAATGGTTAGAGAATGGAATGGTTCTTTTGTACACAAATCAGAATTTGAAGCTAAACACCCACAATTAGAATTAGGTGTGCATGCTGCAGATCAAGAGGGTTTAATGAATGCAAGACCAGATAGAGTAGAAAATTCTGTTGCAACAATATTAAAACCAAATTCTTTTGAAACTATTGCAGCTTCATCAGGAATTATAAATGTATCCGAACCATCACACGGCAGATCAACAAGTGATACTGTAAGATTTAGAGGATCACCTTCTACTGCAGGCACATTTGCAAACCCTGCATCATTTGATGGTATAACAGGATCAAACGTTGCAAAAGCTGCTGGATATTCTATTACAATCGGTAAAAGAGATTCAAGTGGTAATATAACTAGCACAACAGATTTCTATCACTTTACTGTAGACACAGATACTGCTACAACGGGTGGTATATCAGGAGGAGGAGAGAATTGCTCGGCAGGTCCGGCAACTCTTAGCGCATAATGGCAGGAATAAGTTACACAGATTTAAGAACACAAATAAGAAACTACACAGAAGTTTCAAGCACAGTATTAACTGATTCTGTTATTGAAAATATTGTTCTTAATGCAGAGTATAGAATTGCAAGGGATGTTCCTATTGATGCATACAAGGCTTCAACAACAGGTAATTTAGTTACAAACCAAGACTTTGTTAATGTTCCAGCAGGAGCATTATTTGTTAGAGGTGTACAGGTTTATACTTCTACATCAGTTACAACTGGAGCTAATGTTTGGTTAGAAAAAAAAGATTTATCTTATTTAGAAGAATATGTATCTGCAAACACTGATAGTGGAACACCTAAATATTATGCAATGAAAGGTGGAGCAACAGGTAATACGAGCTCTACTTCAGGTTCTATTTTATTAGCACCTGTACCAGATTCAACATACGAGTATCAAATTCACTACAATGCAATGCCTACAAAGTTAGAGGCATCAAGTAATGAAACTAGTTATATAAGTTTGAATTTTCCAAATGGTCTGTTATATTGTTGTTTATCCGAAGCCTATAGTTATTTAAAAGGGCCGATGGATATGTTGCAACTATACGAAGGTAAATATAATAAAGAAGTACAAATGTTTGCTGGAGAACAAATTGGAAGACGAAGAAGAGACGATTACACGGATGGTACTGTTAGGATACCTGTACAGTCACCACCACAATAGGAATTAAATTATGGCATCAACATTTACAACACTTGGTATAGAAAAAATGGCAACTGGCGAGAACGCCGGTACTTGGGGAGATAAAACTAATACCAATTTAGACATCGTTAACACAGTTGTTTCTGGTTACGTAGAACAAGCAGTAACAAACGGTGGTACATTAGCATTAAGTATTACTGATGGAGCATCAACTGCAACTGCACAAAACGCCGTTATAAAATTAACAGGTACAATAACAGGAAACTCTATTGTAACTGTACCTGACTCTGTAGAAAAAGTTTATATTGTTACAAACGGCACATCAGGTGCTTATACTGTACAATTTAAAACAGCATCAGGAACTGGTGTAACTTTTGGTGTATCAGAAAAAACTACAAAATTATTATATTCAGACGGAACTAATATTGTTGACGCAGGATTTAGTGGATCTC